GTTCACATGGTGCTCCTGGTTCTCATGGCTTCACAGTTTATACGGGTGCTGGAGGAGATGGCTCTATTGGTCCGACTGGTTATACTGGGTAAACTGGTGCAGGCAGCTTTACTGGGTATACTGGGTACACTGGACCACAAGGAGTTATTGGTGCTACTGGATATACAGGTGCAACAGGCTATACTGGATATACTGGAGCTGGCAACTTTACTGGGTATACAGGTTACACAGGATACACTGGACCTCAAGGTAATGCTGGAGTTCAGGGTGCAACTGGTTATACGGGTTATACAGGTCCTCAAGGAAACGCTTCAACTGTCACTGGTCCTACTGGTTATACTGGACCAACAGGTTATACTGGCTATACAGGAGCTGGTAATTTTACTGGTTATACGGGATATACTGGAACAACTGGTTACACTGGTCCTCAAGGCAGTGTTGGAACTCAAGGTCCAACTGGTTATACTGGTTCGACTGGTTACACAGGATATACTGGTGCAGGTAATTTTACAGGTTATACAGGATATACAGGCTTCACTGGATACACTGGACCACAGGGAGTCCAAGGTATTCAGGGTATTCAAGGTGCAACTGGATACACAGGGTATACTGGTTATACTGGTGCAGGAAATTTCACTGGCTATACTGGTTACACTGGAGCAACTGGCTACACTGGTCCGCAAGGAACTCAAGGAATTCAGGGAGCTACTGGCTACACTGGATTTACAGGATTCACTGGTTACACTGGTGCTGGTAATTTTACAGGATACACTGGATACACAGGTCCAACGGGCTACACTGGTTATACTGGTGCTGGTGCATACACTGGACCAACTGGTTACACAGGAACTACTGGTTATACAGGCTACACTGGTGCTGGAAACTTTACTGGTTACACTGGATTTACAGGCTATACAGGACCTCAAGGTATTCAAGGAATACAGGGAGTGCAAGGAGAAACAGGTTATACTGGCTACACAGGATTTACTGGATATACAGGTGCTGGTAATTTCACTGGTTATACAGGCTACACTGGATATACTGGTCCGCAAGGAATACAGGGCATCCAAGGTCCGACTGGATACACAGGCTTCACTGGTTTTACAGGCTACACTGGAGCTGGAAACTTCACTGGTTATACAGGCTATACTGGTCCAACTGGATACACTGGTTATACGGGAGCTGGAAACTTCACTGGTCCAACTGGTTATACAGGTTTTACTGGCTACACTGGTCCATCTGGAACTGGAACTGTTACTAATACTGGAGGAAACTTAACTGCTAATGCCGTTGTATTGGGTGCTGGAACTGTTGATACTAAAGTAGTTGCTGGAATAACTACAGATGGAACTTCAACCTTGATTCTTGGTGTCAATGCAACTACTCTTGGAAAAGTTAAAATGTTTGGCAACACTTCTGGTGATGTCACTATTCAACCTTCTGCTGTTGCTGGAACTGCGACAGTTTTAACCTTGCCAGCTACCACTGATACTTTAGTCGGTAAAGCTACTACTGATACTTTGACGAATAAAACATTAACTACACCTGTCATCAATGGAACTATCACGGGAACTGGACAAGCTACTGCTGCGACTGCTTCTACAATTACAATGCGTGATAGTAATGCAAACATATTTGTTAATAATTCGGTATTTAATATAACATCTACAGCTACAGCTGCTGGAACTACTACATTAACAGTAGCTAGCACTCGTTATCAAAGATTTACAGGAACAACTATTCAATTTGTTGATTTACCTGTCACATCTACACTTACACTTGGACATACATTTACGGTTATAAACGAAAGCACAAATACTGTTATAGTTAGGTCTTCAGCTGGTTCTGGTAATGAAATAAGAACTCTAGGAGCTAACAGCACTGCTGATTTTATTTGTATATCAACATCTGGAACTGGTCCATCATCTTGGTTTTCAGATAAAATTTTAACTGTTCTTGAGAATAATTCTTCTTCTACTAATACAGGTCTTGTCCTAATTGGAAATCAAGGAGGGTCGAAGGGTAAGCTTGGAATAACTGGAACAAATGGAAATGATTTCATAATATCAGCTGTTTCATATAACTTGATATTAAATACAGGTTCAACTAATAGATTGACTATATTATCTACTGGTCAGTCTGGCTTTGGTCAATCAACTCCTACTGCCGTAATTCACATAAAAGCAGGCACAACCTCTGCTAGTTCAGCTCCTCTTAAATTTACAAGTGGCTCTTTGATGTCTTCTGCTGAAGCTGGTGCTGTTGAGTTCTTAACAGACGCTTTCTATGGAACTATTACCACTGGTGCGGCAAGAAAAACATTTGCCTTCTTAGAAAGCCCAACCTTTACAGGCACAGTTACATTGCCAACTACCACCGCCGGCGGAGTCATTACTCTTTCAGAAAACTCTGCTATCGCACTTGACCCTGCTGGTTCTGCTGACGGGAAATATACAGGTATCACTGTTACCGCCGTCGCTGGCTACACCCAAGCATTTGGCGACCTTGTTTACTTAGACCCTACTGACAGCAGATGGGAAGCTGTTGATGCTAACTCTGCTGCAGGAGCTGATGGTGATGGTCGTGGCATTTTAGGAATTGTAGTTGTTGCTGGAACTGACGGAGCTGCTTGCACAATATTGCTACACGGCATTGTAAGAGCTGACGCTAAGTTCCCTTCGTTTACAATCAATAACCCAATTTACGCCTCTGAAACAGCTGGTTCTGTAACCCAAACACAACCAACCACAACCGATGTAGTTATCCGTGTAGTTGGATTTGCATTAACGGCTGATGAAATGTTCTTTAGCCCAAGCTCAGACTACACAACCCATACCTAAATAAACTAAACATAAATATATGTATAAAGCAGAAATTATAGGAAAAGAATTTGTAAGAGGAATGCTATCAATAGCCGTCCGCTTTAGAGATGAGGAGGCTAATGATGAAGTTAAGGAGATTTTTCAAAATAACCAAGAACAAACCGAAGATTGGATAACCGAACAGATAGATAGAAAATTAAAGCATCTTAACGGACTTAAAGAACTATCAACAAAGATTGATATTGGAACTGAATTTGAAGCTAAAGCTAAAGAAGTTAGTGCAGAAAAAACAGCACAAACCGAATTTATTGACGATGTGAATAAATTAAGAAGTATGAAAAGGTTTATTGACATTGGAATTATTGAAGAAAACGACGAGAGCTATGTCGCTCTCCAAACAAAGATTAAAAATAATTTTAAGTCCGAGTATATCGGTCTAGTTTAGTATGGCTTCGCAAGGTCCACTGAGTCCAGGAACAGTAGGAGATGACCCAGCAACAGGTTTGTTTGGTTATGGTGCTGCAATGTCAAATGTCAATAATGTAAAAGTTAGTGACAATGTTTATGCTAACAACTCTATTAGTCCGAGTAATAATAGAGGGCTTACAGCTCAGAATTTTGGTTTTTCAATTCCAACAGGTTCAACTATAGATGGAATTTTAATTGAGGTAGAGGGTAAAGAAGCGTCTGGTAATACTAGGATTAATGCCATTAAAACAATTAAAGCAGATGGAACAATAGGAACAACTCAGAAAGGTCCAAGCTCTTATTGGACTGGAACTGATACATATTATTCTTTTGGCTCATCTTCTGATTTATGGGGAAACTCTTGGACAGCAGAAGATATTAATAATGTTAATTTTGGGACAGTTCTTCTTGTCGCTGGGTATGATGACCCTTGTAGTATGGACCATGTAAGGATTACAGTATATTACACAGCAGGCTCATCTGCTGTAGTAAAAACATCAAATGGACTTGCCCTTGCTAGCGTGAAGACATTTAACGGACTTGCCCTTGCTAGCACTAAAACAAAGAACGGAGCTGCTACGGTTTAAATTTTTAAATTAATTAATATGAAAATTATGTCAAAAAAATGGAGGGTATCAGCAGCACAATGGGTTAAGGGTTTAGCTATCGCTATCGTCCCAACTATTATTAATAATTTAATTCCTATGATTAATAATGAGTCAAGCATAGACTCTGGTGTTATTATTAGAACTTCTTTAACAGCTGCTCTTACTTATATCGGTATTTCGTTTGCTCAGGACTCTAAGGACAAAGTATTTAGTAATTCTGACAAGAAGTGATATGAATATCGAAACTGTAGCTCAAAAGCTAGATGACCATATTAAATATACAGAAAGGACAGATAATATTTTTTTGGAAAAGATGAGTGAGATGTTAAAGAAGCAGGATTACACCAATGGTAATGTAAGAGATTTATTATTGTGGCGTTCATTTTTTCTAGGTGGGCTTGGAGTTATTACTGCCTTAGTTATTCCGTTAGTTATTTATGTTTGGATAAATAGATAAAAACAAAAATAAATCAGTTCTTTTACATTTTACACAGGAGTCATCAATGATTGAGTTAGAAGAAACTAGCGAAGTCAAAAAAGACATTAGCTTTCTAAGTAGCAAGTTAGAGTCTGGTGATTTAAAGAAAAGGTATAAAGCCTCTCTTGAAGTCATACAAGCCCTAAGCAAAGAGGTTGAGGCCATACACGAGATAAGACAGTCAGAGGATAGTTACACGATTGTAGAGGCTAAATTAGCCCAATCAGAAGCTACTGCCATTATCTTAGCTAGTGACTGGCATATTGAGGAGTTGGTCAATCCGAAGACTATTAACGGATTAAATACTTTTAATCTGAGAATAGCTGAAAAGAGAGCAGATAGTTTCTTTGTTAATAGTATTAAGTTGGTAAAAGGTTTTCAACGAGACATTAAGATTAAAACAATTATCTTGTGGCTAGGTGGCGATTTTATCTCTAATAATATTCATGAAGAACTATTGTCTAATACTTGCCTAAGACCGATTGAAGCAATAAAAAAAGCTCAATCAATTATCTTAGCTGGGATTAATTACCTACTTACTCACACTGATTGCAACATTGTTATTCCAACAAGCCTTGGAAACCATAGTAGGATTACGACAAAGGTCAATGTGTCTATTGAGTCTGGTAATTCTTTAGAAGATTATATGTATTGTAATCTTGCTAAGCATTTCAGTAATGAAGCGAGAATTAAATTTGTTATTAGTAAAGGTAGTCAAACCTACTTAAACATTTACAAATTTAAACTTCGCTTTCTACACGGCACACACATCAGATACTTAGGAGGAGTTGGTGGTCTAACTATCCCTGCTAACAAAGCTATTGCTAGTTGGAATAGAGCCATCAAAGCTGACTACACGATGTTCGGTCATTTGCACACACGACTAGACGGAGGAAACTTTCTTGCCAATGGTTCTTTAATCGGATACAACGCTTATGCTTTGTCTATCAAGGCATCGTATGAGCCACCAAGTCAAACATTTTTCCTGCTAGATAAACTACGAGGAAAATCAATTGTTGCACCAATTTTTTTAGAATAGGAGAACGCAGTGAAATGGATAAAACTGAAAAGCTTAGGCAAATTGCTCTTGAATACAGCCAAGCTGTCAAAGAGCTACACGCAATACAGAAAATGGAAGACGAGAAGAAAAAGGAAATCAGGCAAATTATTCAGAAGTTCAAAGAGGTAGAAAATGATTATCTACTGCACAGGTTGCAATGAGGTAATATCTTGCACCAAACGAGACTGTCTCTGCGATGACTGCATAGAGACTGAAATAAGTGAGGAAACTGGACAGCTCTGTTCGTCTAAGATGGACAAAGACTTTCCACAAATAATCCTTTGCCCGAAGTGCGAAGTAGAATTACTACTAAGCTTCATAAGCTTTGGGATAGGATAGATTCAATACTATCAGTAATTTATTAACAACAAGGAGTATTATCAATGGCTAATGAACTATTAGTCTGTAAGTGTAAAGAAGTAGTTGGATGCAGTGTTCCACTGGCTAATGAAAATGGTATTGTTCAAAAGCTATGTTATAAAACTTGCTTAGAAATACCAAACGATTGTTCAAGAATAAAAACTTGGACAGAAAAAAGAGAGTATATTAAGTGTATTCCATGTGAAAGAATAGAGTTATTCTATTCTGATGATTAGTTCCAATAACTTACGTTATATGGTATAATGTAATCTGTTTAGGGGAGATACAGATTAAACAATCTCCCACTATTTTCCCCTTTCAATTGTATGTTTTTAATTTGATTTAAGTGTTATAATAATATTGTTATTAATATAGTTTGTTAATAAAAAAATATGAGTTATTTTAAAGATTTAATGAAATATTCCCTTATCTTAACATCAACTCTAGTTATTATTATTACTGGAATAGTTATATATATTTGTAATAATTAGTATGAATACTGGTGCACTAGAGCCAAAATTTAAAATAAGTGATTGGATTGCTGATGGCTTTAGTCCTTTAGTTGGTCGTGGAATTCCTGTTGATTGGAGTAAGTTCTTACCTGTTTGGGAAAGTCAAAGATTTCAGTGGGGTGATAGTATGGCTTGTGATTACTTTGCTACTACTAATGTTATAGAATCACAATATACAAATTTAACAGGTGTTGAGCGTAATTTTTCTGACAGATGGCTTGCTAAGATGGGTAAGAATACTAGAGGAGGTAGCTCTATGGAACAAGGTCCAGATGCTGCTAGAAAATACGGATTAGTTGATGAAAGTTTGTGGACAAGTGAGGCAAGTAGCTGGGATGAGTATTATAAAGATATTCCACAGGAAATTATTGATAAAGGAAAGGAATTTTTAAAAGATTGGGTTCTTTATAGAGAATGGGTTAAGGGATTTCCTGAGAATATACACACTGCTCTGTTTGATACTCCTCTAATTGTATTTGTTAAGTATGCATCTGGAAATGGAATTCTTAATCCTAGTGGAGTTCCAGACCATTTCGTTATGGCTTTTGCTTCTGAATATAAAAAGTTTTTCTATTGCTTTGACCATTATGAACAAAAAGTTAAGAAATATGCTTGGGACTACAATTTCAGAGGAGTTCTTAAGCTAACTTTATTAAAACGAACTAATAATATTATGACTATTCCAAATGATACACTTCTACAGCTTGTTCAGGGTTCTGGTGGTTTCGGAATGTTCCTAAATGGAAAGATTATCATAGATGATACTGATAAAATACTAGCAAGTTTCATTGTTAGAAATAATGGAGATATTAAAGGTAGGTCTAAAACAATGACTTTAGAAGATTGGGGAAAATACGAGCATGTTAATTTAAAAGGAGAAAAAGCTGATTAAAATATATGTTATACGGAGTATATGAATATGGAACGATGGAATACGCTAACGAATTGCTTGGTATATTTAGTCCGTATACTGATATATTTCCTATCTACTCAAGAAAGAAAGACTTCTATGTTTTAAACAATGACCACAAGACTGAACCACAAAATACTTACAACTCACAAGGACAGATAGGTCAGACAATGAATAATAAATTTAGAGAAAAGAGATATTAAATTAGAACTATATGGCATTAGCGAAATACAACGCGTTTGTCGCTGGAGACAGATTCCCAGCTGAAAATGCAAACAGTATAAATCCAGCATCAATTGAATCTCCTCTGACTAATGAGGCTTTTAGACTTGTTCGCGTAAATGCTAGTGGCTATATTCCTCAAGAAATTATTCAACCAATTTCTGTTACAGATACATTTGGCGATGGAAGTGATGGAGATGTTACAATCTCTGCCGATACAAACCTCGCTAGAGACATGTATTACAACAACCTTACTATCAATGCAACTAAGATATTAAATCCTAGTGGATATAGAATATTTGTTAGAGGAACATTGACTAATAATGGATTTATAAGTAGACCCGGAAATAATGGTGGAAATGGTGGTAATGCTGTTGCTACTGGTCCTGCTGGCTCTGCTGGCTCTGCTGGAGCTGCACTTGCCGCTGGAACTATTGCTGGTTCTCCTGCTGGAGTTGCTGGTGTAATTGGAAAGGAAACTGGAAGTGGAAATGCTGGAAATGCAGGAGCTGCAATGAATCCAAGTATTACTGGATTAAATGGTGCTGATGGAGGAGCTGGAGGAACTGGAACTAATGGAGGTGGGGCAGCTGGTGCTGGAGGAACTGCAACAACAGAAGTAGCTAGTATGTTATCTGGTTATTACTTCTCATTAAGCTTAAATGCAGAAACTTCAAAGACATTTATTGGTGCTTTAGTAGCTGGTGCAACTTCTCTGTTTACTTTAAGTGGCTCTGGCGGTGCTGGTAGTGGAGGAAGCGGAGGAGCTTCTTCAACTGGAGCTAGCGGAGGAAGTGGAGGAAGTGGAAGTAATGGAGGTATAATTTATATCTCAGCAAAGACAATTGTTAATAATGGAGTAATAAGTGCAATTGGTGGAAATGGTGGAAATGCTGGAACTTCGGCTATAACTACAGGTAAGGCTGGAGGCTCTGGTGGAGGCGGAGGTGGACACGGAGGTCTAGTTATATTAGTCTACAATACTTACCCAACTGTTGGAACCGTGACACTTACAGGAGGAGCAGGTGGAACTGGCTCTGCTGGAGTCGGTGCTGGCTCTACTAATGGAGCTAATGGAGTTAGTGGAAGCACTGGTAAATATATTCAAGTTAAACTTTATTAAATTTTATGACTAATCCATATTGCTCAGTATCACAAGTAGAGTCTTATCTTCTAACAGATATAAGTGCTAGTTTTGAAACATTTGTTGAAAGATACATTGAAGCTGCTTCAAGATTTATAGATAACTATACTCAAAGAGAGTTTGGTGGCTTTGCTTCTGAAACTAGATATTTCTTTATAGATAATCCAAGAGAAATAAACTTCGACCCAGCTTATAGTATTTCAAGTATAGTGATGTATGATTATACTAATACTGATGTGCAGAGAACTTTAGCAACTACTGAATATGATTTGTTTCCATTAAACAATACTGAGCCAACTGGAAATAGTAAGTATATGCTTAGGATTAAACCAAATTCAGTTGGTTTAATTTCAGGAAGAAAGGTTGGAATTACTGCTAACTGGGGAATTTCTTCTGATGGTAGTGGAACAGTGCCTAAAGATATTGAAATGGCTTGTATAATTCTTACTGCTGAAACAGTTAGACAAGGTAGAGATGGAGGTATGCCAAGCTCTGAATCTCTTGGTGAATATAGTGTCAATTTCCAGAAGATATTAGAAACTGATTTAAAATTAGTTAATGTTAGAGAAATATTGAATAGGTATAAATTAATTACAGTAGGTTAAAGACATGATAAATAAAGAATCTAAACAATTAATCAAAACTCTTTTGAAGCTCACACTGAAAGGTGGTGAGGGTTCTGGTGGTGCTCGTGAAGGTGCTGGAAGACCAAGGGGTTCTGGAACTGGTGATAATGTTGTTAGGGGAACGAAAAGTCAGAAAGATATAGACAGTCACCATGCATTAAACACAACCTTAAGAGAGATTGCTTATGGTCGCAAAGATGACGAGTCATTATCTAAGTTGAGAATTAGTGAAAGAGAGGCATTTCTTAGTAGTGCAGATGATAACAGTCTAAAGGAGGCTGCTCTTAATAAGTTGCATACAGAATATAGAATAGGATATGATTCAGAGAAGAAGATTGCTTCTATTATATCTGGAAAAGAAGAACTTACAGATAAAGATAGGTCTGATATTTCTGATATATTAGAAAAAGGCACTGGAAAAGATGGTGATATTGAGTATACAAGATTGAGTGATGCAAGTGGAAGAATTGATTATGGAGAGATGATTGAATACACGAGCAGGATAGAAAGTAAGGATGTGGCTGACAGTTTGTATAGAGAGTGGGACCGAAAAAGTTACGATGGAGTTGGTTATAGCAAGTCTGAAGTAGTTGATACATTTGCTTATTTTGGGAACTCTCCAGAAATTAGAGAAAGCTTTAGGTTAAAAATGGAGTCACCAACAGGTGAGGATTTATCATCAGAAGGAAAATGGGGAGACTCTGATAAATTTCAAAAAAGCTTTATTAGTGATTGGACTTTGGCTGGAGGTCAATCTGGTTCTTATGAATACAAATACGCAGTCCAAGAAGTATTTGGAAAAGAAAATACATTTCTATATGCTAATGGATACTCTTTGTCTAAAAATATAATACCAGACCCATTGGTAGTCAGTGGTATTAAAGACATGTATAGTAAAACTCAAAATCATTATCAGGGCAAGAAAAAGTCAGGAGTAACATTGTATCGTGGGGTAAGTCAAAAAATAGCTGTCCATGCACCAGTTGAGAGCTGGAGCCTAAGTAAAAGCAGTGCAAAAAAGTTTGATGGTGCTGGAGTTATGGAAAAGATAGTTCCAATTAAAGATGTCCTATTCACATTTGAAACTGTTGATGGCTGGAGGGAAGAGGACTATAAAGGAAAAAAAGAATTTGGAGTTATTGGTAATAATATAAAATCATATGAAGATTCAAAAAGTTAAGACAATTGAAGGTAATTACATTAGTTTCTATATTCCAAGCAAGAAGAAAGACATTGTTGAAATACAAGCTTTAATTGCTAGTGGCTTAGTTGATATTGATATGAAAGAAAACATTAATAAAAGTTCAAAGGATAAAGAAGATAAATAAAAAGAAATGAAATTAGTTCACATGCTCACAAACCAAGTTGTTATTATGCGTCTTACGGATGCTGGTAATGACAAGATGATGTTTACAACCACTACTTCTGGTTGTATGGTTGCAATTCAGCCACAGGAATTTAGTAAAAGTCAGAAATCAGATGGTGTTTTTAGCAAGACCTACAATTTGTATTCAGATGGTGATATTTCTATTTATCAAGGGGATAAATTAAGAGACGAGGTAGGAAATCTGTATATAGTAAGGTCTGGTGGAGCTACTTATAGGCAACACGGAAGAATAGGGTATCAGAAATTGATTGTAGAACTTTTGGATAAATAGTGTTATAATATGATAGCAATTAAGATAGATGTAATGGGCTTAAAGAAGTTAATTCAAAACTTTAAAGGCTCTGGTGAAATGATTGCTAAGAGGATGAATAGTGCTGTCTACATAGCTTCTATGATAGCTGTAAGGAACATTAAATTAACAACACCTGTTAGAACTGGAAACTTGAGAAGAGGTATAAGAGTAGATTCGTTTGGTAAGTTTAAGGCAACGATTATGCCACATAACGCTCCATATGCAATCTTCGTTCATTACAGAAATCCATTTATGCAAAGAGGTGCTGATGATTCAAGAGAGGAGATTGATGTTGTATTTAATCAAACAATGAACGAGATAGTTAGAGATTTAAGTAATAATTCTTAAAGATATGTGGCAAAAGATACTGGAGCGTTTAGCTTCTATAATAGAAGGGACTGGAAGATTTCAACAAGTAGAAATGTATGAAATAGAACAGTTCACTGGAAGTCCGATAGCAATCATAGTCCCGTCTTCAAATGAGAATGATTATTACAGTAATAGTGAGAATGTCAGAGTATACGCTTTCAATATAGTTCTCTATGTTAATAGAAGCACAAGTCCCACTGGAACAAAGGTTGAGGTTGAAGCTGACAGGATAATGAGAAATATATTAGATGATGTGATGGACAGTTGCGATAGAGATTACTTAATGGAAGGTTTAGAAGTTCCTAGTGGATACACATTTATAAATATGTTTGCACTGCCATCTGCTTGGGGCTACTCAGGAAGAGACGATGAATATAGAGTAGCCACAATAAATGTAAAGTGTAGAGTCATTATAGATATTATATAATTAATAATTAAAAATCATCACTACCTTATTTAGGGCAAATGGTTAGAAACATATTACTAAGTTTATAGGAAGACAATTAGCGATTGGAGTTGGAAAAGAAACTGTTAGAGGAACTGGAGTTGCTCCGACTTACTGGCTACACGCCACAACTTTCAAATACAATGATAAAGTAAGTAAAGTTAAAGAGGATGGCTTTACTGGTGGTATTTGGAATGGAGACCAGTCCTTTGTTACACAGAAATGGGCTGATGGAGACATTGAATGTGATATGACTGACAAGAGCTTTGGCTTGATAATGCTTGCTTGTTTTGGTTCAGTGTCCACAGCTTCCTATCTATCTGCTTACAAGCACACTTATACCCTTTCCAACTCTGCTCAGCACCAGAGCCTTTCATTACACACCAATGACCCTATTGGTAATTTAATCTTTGAATTGACCATGCTTGATAAGCTTGTTATTAAGATTGTTCCAAAGGAAATTGTTAAGACTACTCTTAGCTTTAAGTCTAAGAATAGTTTGGACTCATCTTCAACTGCTGCCTTGATTGCTGAAAATAAATTTTTGGGTCGTCACCTAGATTTCAGACTAGCTTCTACTACTTCTGGATTAGCAGCTGCTTCCAAAATTACTTCTGTTAAGTCTCTAACCTTGACGATTGAAAAGAATACTGAAATCTACGATGTTATTGGAACTGTTCAGCCAAATGATATTATCAACAAGAACATAATGATTAGTGGAGAAATTGAATTGTCCTATGAAGATAATACTTGGAAGAACTACATGCTTGATGGAACTTACAAAGCTATGCGTATTGCTTTGATTAATACCCAAGCTACTGTTGGCACTACCAATCCAACTTTCTTAATTGACCTTAGTAAGGTTGAATTTGATGCTTGGGAAGTTGACTACCCATTGAACGACTTGGTGAACCAAAAGATTAAGTTTGCTTGTTTGTATGACCTTGGTGCAAACGGCAATCTATTCAATGATGCATATGTCATTAACGCAGTGACAAGCTATTAATTAAATAAACTATTTGCTCAATGCAAATAAATAATAAATAAAAATATGGATAGAGAGGTTAAAGAGATTATAACTCCAATTGGAGGAGCTACTGTTGTTCTGAAGTCTTGGATTACTGGTCGTGAGAAGAGAGAAATTAACAGGGTCTTATTTGATGACTCTGCCATGATTGATGGCAAATATTCTATTGATGCTTCTAAGATTGAAGACATGAAGGACGCTGCTCTTAAAAACATCATTGTCTCTGTAAATGGAATGACTGAAAATATCATAGACATATTGCTTGATATGAGGTCTGAAGACTATGACTTTGTTGTGGCTGCTGTTGACGAAGTTAGCTCTGATAAGAAAAGCGAAGAGTCTAAAAAAAAATAGAAGATGAGTATTATGAACTCATAAACCAAGGTCAAGCCGAAGTGTCAGACAGGCTCTCTATAGTTCTGACCTGCAAAGAAATGGGCTGGGATTACTATACTTATATAAACCAGCCCCAATGGTTCTTGGACACTTTGAGAATTGTAGGGATTATAGACTACCAATATAATAAGAGTAATGAAAAATAGAATGTCAGACATTGAAATAAAAAAACAAATTAGACATCTAGTTTCACTGACTTTAAAAGGAGGTCCTGGTTCTGGCGGTGCTCGTGAGGGTGCTGGTAGGCCACGAGGAAGTGGGACGTCAAGTTTCAATGACATAGACAGTGTTAAAAAAGAGAAGATTTTAAAGGATTGGGATGACACCGCATTACTTATAACTGGTAAGAAAATTGAAGGTGGTGCTTATGGGCTTAGTAAAAATGAGGTCTTAGCTATTAAAATGTATACTTATGAGAGAAGTCCTAATTATAATTTAAGAAAAGGAAGTGAATTGACTGATGAAAATAATCTTATGGGTAGGTTGATAAATGATTCTTTTGACAGACTTCCTGATAACAAAGATGTAGTTTATCGTGGTCTAAATTTTAATTCTAAGAAGTCATATGATGATTTTAAAGATAGTGTTTCTGAAGGAAAAACATTTCAAGATAAAGGTTTTATGAGTTCTTCTATTGATAAAAGTATTTTAGACTCTTATTCAAAATCTGGTAATAAATATGGTGTTCAACTTACAATTAATGGTGGTGGTAAGGATATATCATCTATTTCTGTTCACGATGAATCTGAAGTTCTTTTTAAGAATGGTTCAAAATTTAGAATATCTAAAATAAGTGAAGATGATAATTCTGTTGGTAATTATGATTCTAGAGTATTGAAAATTGAACTTGATGGTATTGAAAATAAATCTATTGATTATAAGCTAAGTAAGATTATAATGAATAAGCTTAACGAGTCTGACAAATTAGAGGTGAGCATAAGAAATACTAAATAAAAATAAGATGGCTGTTTCCTCGGAATCACAATTAAAATTAGTCATCTCTGCTGTTGATGAGATGAGTTCAACAATTAACGCTGTTAATTCAAAGTTACAGCAGATGAATGATACTGTTGAGAAGAGCAACAAAGCATCTGCTGGAGCTGCTATGTCTTTTGGCAAAATGACTGGGGCACTTGCCCTCGGCTCAATAGTTGCAACTGGAATTTCTAGACTAGCAAGTTCATTGCAGTCGATGACTCAAAGTGGGATAGCTATGTCTGGTCAGTTAGAACAGTCTCAGGCTACTATTTACAAACTTGGTGCCAACGTAGGCTGGACCAAAGAAAAGATTGATGGTCTTGTTGGTGCTATTAGAAGTGAGAATAAAGATATCCTTACTTCTATTGATATTACTAAAACTGCTATTCAGGCTGGATTAAATGAAGCTCAAGCTTTAGATATAGTTTCCAAAGCGAGAGACGTTGCTTCAGCTGCTAATGTTAGCTCCAATGACGCTATCAGAGCTATGACAACCTCTCTTGTTAAGCTTGACCCTGAAATGCTCAGAGCCTATGGTATGTCTTTAAACATGTCTGATGTGTATTCCAGAGAAGCAGCCTCTTTAAATAAAAAGAGCAGTGAATTAACTTTTGCTGAAAAGAAGCAAGCCTTTTACAATGCAATGATGGAGGCTGCCGCGGCTAGCCAAGGTTCTTATACAGCCGCTATGGACACTTGGTTTAAAAAAGCCAACTCTGTTAAGGACATGATGGGAGATGTTCAAATTGTTCTTGGTAAATTAGTTAGCGGTGCTATGAAGCCGATTATAGATGAGACATACAACGCTATTAAATCCTTTACACAATGGGCTTTGACTTCTGATGGAAGTTTAAACCCTACTCTACAATCTGTTGCTGATATAATAGAAACTGTAATAATGACAGTGTTTAATATTGGTAATGCCATTACTACTATTATAAAAGATGCTTTTGAGCCTTGGATAGAGAGAATGCTTCAAACTGGAGACACACTTGAAATTGTAGGAATAGCTATTAGAATAATGGGTAATTGGTTAGTTGCTCTTATTAAAACTATAGGCTCTGTTATAGTTACTATCTCAAGCTTTGGCTCAGTTTTGTTAGATTTAAGCACCCTCACTAGGGCTGTTGTCAAAGATGGTATTGATATGTGGATTAACTATGCCGATGTATTGAAAGGCGTGTTTGATGCAATCATAGCTGGCTTAACTGGAAACTTTACTGGTGCCAAAGAAATATTAAGTGGCATAGTTAAAAAAACTTTTGATGATACTATCCCTGCGTTTAATAAGTTTACTGCTACTGTTAAGTCTGCCTCTACTAATGTAGCTAAGAGCTGGTCCGATTCTGCTAATAGTTGGGCTACTGCTTCTGATTTCCAAATTGAATCAAGTGGCAAGGCTTTTAACTCTTTTAAATTACTGTCTGACTTGTTTGGAAAACAAGCTAGTGAGAATACAAAAA